TGCTGCCTCTTGAAATATTTGCGTACTTTTTGAAAATTTTATGATATAGTTAAACATATATTTGATTGAGATATGCGCTCTGAACGCTAACAAGCTGAAAGATGCACCAAATGAAAAGCCGCACATGTGCGGTTTTTGTTTTTTTTCTCAACAATATTTACACTTTAAATGGGTGAGTGTCTCACCAGGTGACACACATTGGAATACGCAATAGATGTATAGAGGCTTTTAAAGTTTAATTAATTGGAACATGCGAACTGATCGAAACAGTTACTGAAATAAATAGCTCTCGCTCGTCAATGCGCCGAGAAGTAAGCCCAGCCATGACATTGCCACCAGATCGATTCCAGCGCAAAAATTGATCTGCTGCGCCTGTAAAGTCTTGCGCGTTAATCATCTTGAGTAGCGTTGACTTGGAAAAATTAGCTACACCAACGTTAAAGACAAAGCTAACCAAAGCATCAAACTGATTTTGTGATAACGGCCATGTAACATATGTGTTGATTGCCTTCACAGCTATTTGCAGGTCTTGCAAAAGCAGGTTCCCTGCTTGATACTCATTAGCTATATCGCCAGACTTAACCTTATCCGTATGTCCGTATCCAATCGTGTAAGGCTCGCCACCCGTTCCCGGGTCGGGGTATGCTTTGGCGCTAAAACCTTCGCATCGCTTAAGCATCTTGATTAAATTTTCACTTGGTTGCATTGTTAATCCGGTGCGTCAATATTGTTTTTATTAGTTTGTGGCAGCTTGATGTCACCAGATGCCGATTTAACATCTCGGGCCATATCTACGATGTCGTAACCCTGCCTCTTTGCAAAGAACCGGGCCATCGCACCGAACAGGGACCACGCAGAGAACCCAAGCAAAAACGACACGCCCCACAGTTCACCCGCCGACTGATTCTTAGTGACGTAGGCGCCCACTAACTGAGTCAGCATGTTGCTTACCATTACGGCTACTGTGAGACGCACCAGGGCGTCAGGTATGTTTTCAGGGCGCATGTAAACGAACATGCAAGCCCCGCCCCAGAACCCACCAAATAGGGTCAAAAAGTGCAGGTTATTAACAAGCAGTTCAAAACCCATTAAATTACCCCTGACTAAAGTCAATAACGAATGGGGTCTCTGGTAGATAAGGTGTGTCAATGCCCGTGCCCTCGGTCCAGCGGCATACACGAAGAAAATACTTTTTGTTCACAAGGGAACCGGCGTTGAAATAGAAGTACCCATCGTCGCGTAATTCGCCGCCAGTTAAAGACTGACCGGACGTAAATTCCGGGTTGACAGAGACGGCTGCGATCATCCTCTGGCCGGGTGGAATAACACCCTCAGCCTTTACACGAATCCAGCGATCTGGGTAGTTGCCTTCTGCCTCTAGCGGCTTAAATGGTAACGAGCCCGGGCCGTAGGCCAGAGGCTTAGGCTTGACTGGCAGCCAGTCGCTCACTTGCGAAAAATCAACAAATTTAGCTGCCTGCACGAAGTAATTACGGCTCACACTGCTTGACGCATTCAGTTCGACGTGAAAATCGGTCTCAGAGATTATTCGATTAAGTGTTGTTACTTCTTTCATCGAATCATCAAAACAAATTTGAATATAAACCTTTTCTTTGTATAATCTAACACCGTCATAATCGGCACTAAATGTCTGCTTATCCCAGTCGCACGTAATGTCACTAACTGAAAATTGCGTTTCTGGCCCAGAGTCGTAATCTGCCTGAGCCTTTGCTTCGATGCAGGTCTGGCCGTAAGTGAATTTCGTGACGCTTAAGCGAATGCTTATCAGCCCTTGATTTTTTGAGCGCACCTTGTACTCAACCTTGCCCGGCATTTCCCACGCTAGTTTTTGCGTGATGTCTGGGGCCGTGTTGTAACCGTCTTGATTGTACTCACCGACTTTCACCAACCAAAAGCACTCTGGGTCTTCGATCTGCGGTGATCGGTTAAGCCAGCACAGACTGACATCTTTAGAAGATGGGTCTACGTCAACACGAACCTCTGTCGTGATTAAGTCGTAATGAGCGGGGTAGAACTGAATAACTTTTTGCGGGTTGTACTTTCCGTAAGACCCGAGCACGAATGAAACGTCACCGTCGAAATTGAAAAGGTCAGCATCCGATTCGAAGCCCCATAGGCCAGTAAGCGGGTCAATTTTACAGTCGCCTAGTAGTCTAGTTAAATAGGGGTTGCCAACGATCCACTTCATCGATGTGACCTCTGGGCAGCCAGCGTGCACGACCTCGACAATATGCAGCGTGCCTCGAGCCAAATCGCTGCGAGGAATAATTTTTGTTAGCTGGGGTATGTCGTTCTGAGTCTTAAAGCTTACTTTTGGTCCCGTCTGAATCTCTGTCTTACTGTCCTCTGACCAGTAGCTCATATCAAAGTCATAGTCGTGATCGCATTCGAGATTATCAAAAATGTATTCATTAATTCCGGCCGCAGGTGGAGACACGAAAATTATTTCTCCGGTTGATGGATCAGTGCATCTGTAGCTAACCGTATAATTTTTTGGGTTGTCTGATGTGTCCCCAAACACCGCAGCTGTGCCGGGTGAGCATGCCCTTTTGTCGCTTGCAATAATAGACTTGATATATGGGCCTGATACAAATGTCTGCTCTAGGTCCTGTCTTAATACCCAGACCTGCAAGTCCTCACGCATACCAACGTAGATCAGTTTTGCTTTGCCGTCGCGTGGGAGTGTAAGACCGGTCGGGGTGTTCACATAAACACCGAAGTCCGCCAAGACATGCACTCTAGGCGTGGCCGTATACATAACCAACTCTAATTCTGTCCCGATCTTAAAATCGCCCTTTGGAACGCGAATCGCAAATTGATCAGGACTAGTGACGTTAATCAGCACGGTCGCAAAGTCGAGCGTGTCGGGAATAATCCACTCAATTTCTTCATTACTCAATGCAATAAATTGATGCCCACCTGAGCCGCCGGGTATGAAATCCTTAATCGCCTTGGCACTGACCTTTACAGTCTTACGAGAACCGGCTTCGCCTTGCATTAGCATTAAGTTGTCACTGTCGCTAATTGCGCCGCCCTGTGGCAGGCCGTCAACGGTTGACGTGGCCTGTTCCTGTACTTTAATTTTTTCAGTATTCATTCTCGTCTCAAGCAATTAAAATTATGCCAAGTTCGGTAACAATGTAGTCACCTTTTTCAGTCACGATGATCGTCCCAGCAGAGGGCGGTGGCGTATTAGATGATGTCGCAACAGCGCCGTTAATTGTTAGAGGTATTCCCTCCGAGTAGGTGGCAATTACTCCGATCGAGTCCACCACCAATGCACCGTCTGAGGTATACGGAAAGCCCCCAAGGTAGGTCGTATTTGAAGGGAGGGGTGAACCCAAAACGTCTAGGTAGATCATCTTGCCATCGGCCGTCATGCCCTGACCAACTAAGTAGCTAACGGCGCGACCACCTTGGACGCCAACACTGGTGTCATGAAGCTCATCAATTGGTCGGCCCTGCATGTACTCTGTAATAATGCCGTCGCCGATTATCACCCGCCCGTCGTCACTAAGCGCGAAGCCGCTTACGAACAAGTCCTTGCCCATTATTCGCATGACCATCTGGATTACTCCTCGGCCTTAAAGTGCAAAATCAATGTCGGAAATGGTGGTGAATAAGCCACCTTTTTTTCAATCGACGCTTGAGCCTTGCCAACGATCACGCCAAGCTTATTGATGTACTCAATGGCACTGGCAGCACTCTCCTGAATCAACAAGTCCTGCACGTTTGGCAGGGTTAAATAAACTTTGTCTTGAACCTCAATGATGGCTCTACTGAGCGTGTCCGCGCTAATCTCTTCAGGAGTGGGTGGGGCTGGCGGTGGGGCAGGCGGTTCGGGTGGGGGTAACCAAGGTAGACGAGGCTTAAAACCAGCCGTGGATGCGGCCTTTTCTTGCGTCCTGTCTTTTACAATACGCTCTAGACTGGTCGCGTTGTTATAGCCCATAACTTCTTTGACCCACTCAGCAACGTCTTGCTCTTTTAACTGATCAAATGGGATCGGTTTGAAATTCATCTTGTAGAGTTCAACGACCGTTTCGCCAAAGCTGTCATAGAAGACGTCAACCCTTGCGCCGCTTTTTGAAACTTCAATAAATCCTTGACAGTTCCAATGCACTTCGTAGATGGGCAGATTGGGATACTGAGGTACTGGCACATAGTCCATACTCAGAACCTTCCAGTTTATTTGTACTGACATTTAGACCCCCTTGTATTGAGCAAAAATCAAGACGTAATAAGGTTGGACGTAGGCTTGACTTCCACCGACCATTGAAGTTTCAATCACGTGCGTGTGTGTAACGTTGCCTGACATAGCGCTCGTGTCGCCAGTTAACGTTACATCTCCATCAATTGCGTGAGTGTGGTCTGGGGCACCAGCGATACTAATGTTGGTTGCTACGCTGTCTGTAGCACTTGATGTACCTATCCCTGATAACCTTTGATCAGGCGATCTTCCCGCACCCTGACCGGGCGACTGAGGGGTGACCCAAAGTTGACCAAGCGTGTGCCCGTGACCGGGATCACTGACCCCGTGCGTATGGGCTCCACCAGAACCGGTTGTGCCCTGTATGTGCACAGCCTGAGAACCCAGACTGTGTTTGTGGTCCACGTTGGTAGCCTCAGCAGAGCCACCGTGTCCGTGATTGGGCATGTTTTCAATTGCAATCTGAAATGAGCCACCAGACGTGTCTGCTGCATGTGTACCACCAGCAGCCATCACAAAACGGTCACGCAAATCAACCGTGCCATTAGTTCCATTACAAATAAACCAACCACCGGGCAATGCCGCAGTTGGCGCAAACATTCGCACCTCATTTAAGATCGGTGTGCCGTTTATTCCCGGTATGCCGGGGTCACCTTTGTCACCCTTGTCACCTTTTTCGCCTTGCGGACCTTGTGGGCCACGTGGACCTTCCGGGCCTTGTGGTCCTATAGGGCCTTCAGGTCCCTCGATGTCACCACAATCAGCCCAGCCAGATTCCATAAACTCTTGACCGACAAAGGACCACAGATGACCGTAGGCTTCATCCGTCTTACTGCCACCTATGTAGACAACTGCCTCGCCAACAGCCATCTGGTAATCAATTGGCGGGTTGCCAAACGAGTCCCAATCAGCCGGTATTAAGCCGGTAGCCGGTAGGTCAGCAGGCACCTTACTCTTGCCGAAGGTGCCGACAATTACGGCGGTCTCACCCGGCGGACCTTGACGACCCTGTGGGCCAATGGGGCCGCGAGGACCGGGTGGGCCAACTGGACCCTCTGGCCCCTGAGCGCCTTCAATATGTCCCACATCAACCCAACCCGACTCGGTAAACTGGGTACCGACGTGAATGTATGCATGCTCGGTTGGCGTATAGAACAAGCACTGCCCGATCTCCATCTTGATCTCTTCAGACGGGACACCGGGCTCGTCCCAGTCCTTTGGGATGATGCCAGTCTTTGGCAGATCAGCCGGGACCTTGCTCTTGCCAAAAGACCCACGGACTTCGGTCAATCGACGTGCCAACATGTCGGCATAGTCTTTTGTGGCAACCTCGTTCTTATCTAGCGGCTGGCGCCACATATACATGCGCTGACCAGAAACCATCTGAAAAAAACCTTGGCGCAGTTCAGCCAAGTTCTGGCCTTTAAATGCGAAAGCCATTGTGCCGTCGGTCGATCTGATGATTCCGATGTCTGGCTCGTTTGTGAATGTTAGGCCGGGCGTATAAGAGTCGCCATCGGTGATTTTTAATGGCCCGCGCATGCCACCTAAGCCATCCCTATCAAGAGAGTCTGTGATGCCCTTGGCCAAGTCACCGGTTGTCAAATTAGCCCACTCCGCCCGTATTAATTCACCCGGCTTAACGGCGGGTGCGGGGAGAGAGTATTGTCCATTTGCGTTACGTGGCATTTTTATTCCTCAAGAAATTGTGGGAAGGTGGCTGCACCTGCGGTGCCCAAATACGGCGCGGCGGATCTCAGTGCCTTTGTTACAGCTTGTTGACCACTACCCCCACCTAGCATGAATTTGCGCCCAGCGTTGCTGTATATGCCTCGGCCAATGCCGTACATACCAGCCATACCTGTGGCCAAACCCAAGCCCGTAACCGGGTCAACCATCCCCGCCCCCATCGGTATACCGCCGTTGACGGCCATTCGAAATGCGGTACCTGAGTCAGGATATTTGCCGCCAAGAACCTCAACCATATCGTCAGCCAGCTGTTGCTGGGGTAGGGTGCCCTTTCGCACTGCTGCTGTGTTACCCATTTTTTTGGCGTTGGTCACCAAACTTGACTGGTATTGCTCAGGCGAGAAAATCCCTTGGTTACGGTTAACAGTTGTTAGTTCGCCAGCCTTAAGCGCTGGGGCAACGTTTGCGTAGTCGGTGCGCACCTTGCGAAATGCCGCAATGTCAGCTGGGTTAACGATGCCTTGTTGTGCAAGAGAGCCATCAGTCAGGTTGTAGATGTCCTTGTAAGCCTCACCCAAGCGTCGCTGGAAGGGATCAAGTGACTTTCTAAATGAGGCACCCTCACCACGTAAGTTTTGCAGCATTGAGTGAAAGTCTTCACCACCTACTATCTGTCTTGGTTGCATCTGACCTGCTGCACTTAACCCGGTTGAATTGGGGTTGGGTGCAGGCATGTTTGTGTTGGCTCTGTAGTTTGTAAAGAAGCGTTCAATGTCATCAATGCCTGCCTTATCAAGGCCACGCTTTTGCATGATTGATTGAACGCCGGTTAAGTACGCGTTGTCGTTGATATCAAAAGCCAAGTTCTTAGTAGCCTGATCAAACGCACCGTCAAAGTGATTAGCCAGTTGTTGATACCCATCACGACCTGCTGGGACCTTGATGCCACCCTGACTCATTGCAAGCTGGTTACCTTGACGTAGTGCATCCGATTGGCCCTTGCTGACAGCAGAACCAAGGCCGGGAAAGCTGGTTAGGCTGTCTTCAAGCTTTTTAAAGCCACCACCCAGCGTCTGTCCCGGGGTAGGGTAGACGCCCTGATCAATTAATCGTTGTGCTGCTGGGGTCGGCTTAACCATCTGGCCCATCTTTGCAATCGAATTGGGTAGAGCACGACCCACACCCTCCCCAGTTCCGGCCATTACAGCGCCCTTGGTTCGGTCTAGTGCATCACCAGCAGTGGTGGCGTAGTTCAGCCCTGCCTGTGTCAATGCAGCAGGCAAGAGAGCCCCTCCAGCGGTCGCAACACCAGCGGCAATACTTGGAGCTGCGTTACCAATAAAATCGCCAGCAGCGCCCGCAAATGAGCCGTCAGATATGGCCTTGCCAGCAGCTAATTCAGCCTGTTGTTGACCTCTTGATGGCGCGGTTAAACCCAATCCCTTAACCAGAGAATTGTTGTTCCAGCCCGAGCGCGTCTCATCAGAAATAGGCGCGTCAGGAAACAGGTCAGAGGCGGCATAAGCAGCTCGGTCAAACCCGTGCTTCAAGCCGTCACCAAAGTCAGCAAGTGCCGATGGCTTTTCACGGCCGCTTGCGCTCACAGCCTTGGCCTGAGTGATACGTTGAGAAAACCTTTTGGCACCCTCTGTATCGCCGGCATCATGTGCTCGACGACGCATATCTAATAAGCGGTCAATGTCTTCCATATTAGCCACCGTACATTTTGTCGAGTTCTTCGTCGGTCATCTGCCTTTTGATCGCGCCAGACCCACCACCAGCTTCAGGAACGTTACTAATTTGCACGTTGGTTGCGCGGTTAAGGCCCGAATCCATTCCTCGGGTGTCGTACCCAGAGTCTTTCAATATTAAAGACTGACGCTCAAGAGCTGACTTAATGATTTGTGACTGTCGAGTAATGTTGAATCGAATGGTTTTGGCTTCCATCCCGGGTCGAACAATAGCCTTTTCGAACTCGTTCTTCTCGGTCTCTGTTAGAGCAGAACCAAACATTTCATTACGAATCTTGTTAATGGTTTCTTGATAACCCATCCAGAAGTTGGCCTGTTGCTCGTACCCCATCCCCATTTTTTTGCCGATCATGTTTTGGGCTTCACCAACCGCTTGAAATGGCAAGGAGGTTGTGAAGTCGTCCTTAAAATCTTTTGACAAGGAATCAAGCTGGGCATACACGCCAAGCTTGTCGTTAAACTTACCTAATTCACCAGCAGCGATGGTTTTGCCATCCACGCCCTTGTTCGATGCGACAAGGTTTTTCATGTAACTTGAATTGTCTACGTCTGTAATGTATTGGCCGTCAGGGGTAATCTGACCATTCTGTAATTTTGTGTTTTCAAGCGATGACATAGCTGGCCCGATCATGCTCTGGCCAAAGTTATTTGCACCCGTGTTGCTTGACATCAAAGCGCCCATCGCAATCGGCAACATGCGGGCCTTAATTTCTCTGTTGTCTTGTAAAGACTGTATGGCTTCCGGTGCAACGGCCTGAGCGTTTTGAGATCTGAACTCGCCGCCCGGTGCACTAAATCTGCCGCCCAATAAAGCCGCCAATGCCTCGGGCAACATCTGCCCATTATTGACGTTGACATTAACTTGGTCTGGCCGCGTTGACCTTGGCATTTCGTTCATATGATCACCCGATAATTTTGCATTTGTTTGAGGCAACGTCCCAGCGTTGGCTGCTGGCACTAAAGAATTAATTACGCCTTCAATAAAGCCCTCAGAGCGCTTTGGTTGTGCATATTGACTAGAAGGCAAACTAGCCCAGACCGAACCCAGCTTGTCAGACGCGCCCTTGTAATTGCCTTTTAAAACTTCATCGAGAGCACCCGCCCGATCCATTAACATCGTTGCAGCAGCGTTTTGACTGCGGCCACTGAAGTCTTCTAACCCCAACTGGTTTTTTGCGTCGTCCCACGTTGATGATAAGAACTGATATCGACCGGCAGCCGTCGTTTTGTTTTGCTTGCCATCAGTCTGGGTGAATGGTCTTGCTACCCTTGGGTGGTCCGCTAAGTCTTCAAATCGTGAGCCACCAAAGTTGGTGTTGTACCCGTGCTCTGACGTGCCTTCAGCCTGAGCGATCAGATCCAGCATGTTTTTTACATGCTGGTTTCCAGACAATTCTTGATAGCGTTGATTGCTCATCTTGCTCTTACATGTTGACCGGATATGCGGTTGCGACTGGGCTTTGCTCAGGTGGCATGCCCCCTTGCATCGCACCCTGAACGGGTGGCATACCGTTTGGCGCCATCGCCCTTAGTGCTTGGGCCTTAACCTTCTGCGCGTTTAGCAGGTTGTATGTGCCCAACCCTTTATCAATACCCTTTGAGATCGCATCGGTCCAGCCCAATTGGCCGCCGTTTGGGACCTTATAATCGTTCGCTCCACGCATCATCCCGAGGGCCGTGCTGTCATTCATCAAGCCGGCCATATCAGCGCCAGCATCCATCGCTCGTGGGTCCGACATCGCTTTGTTATAGAGATTTTGATCAAACCCCATACCCTTTGGTTGCTCTTGTTTGCCCATCGCATCGGTAATTAATTTGCGCAACGCTTCGTTGTCCATTTCATTCATTTTTTAAGCTCCTACCATTGAGTAATCGACCATCTCGTAGCCGTTTGCGTGACGCTTAACAGCGCCCGGGAAAACCTTCTTAACTTCATCGGCCATAAAGCCAACGTGCTCGTCGCTACTACCCGCGTATCGGTAACGATAAATATTTAACGTGCCGTGTTTACCAATTTTCTTCGCATCAACCTTTAACCGACGATCTGAAAATGCCATAGGGCCGGCCATATAACCAGCACCCAGCTGACCTGCCAATCCCATTGCGCCACCTAGCATGCTGTTTGATGACGCGTTGTTCATCTGCTGTTGTTGCATCTGAGCCTGTCCCTGCATGTTGGCCGCGTTCAAGTATTGCGTTGGTTGTGCAGCCGATGCAGTGTTAAAGGCCGGCATATTTGGCATGCCAACCTGCTGACCAGTCATTAACGCGTTGATATTATTAAGGGGCTGTAATTGACGCATCTGCGCCTCAGCGATCTGTTGCTGACGTAGGGTGTTTTGCTGATTCGAAATGTTTTGCTGTTGTGCAAAATCGTTTTGCATCGTCTGATTGTTAAAAGTGGAGTTGCCCATATTCATTGCGTTCTGGGCTTGTTGCGCACTATTACCAAAATTAAAGGCGGCAAGGTTTTGATTAAATCCTTGATTGTTTAAGCCCATATTGTTTGCAAACGTGTTTGATGCTTGATTAAACCCTTGCTGGTTTGCAGTCATCTGGTTCGCGTACATCTGATTGCCCTGCGACATAGCAGTATTAAGCGCCTGATATTTGTCACGAGCCTGTTGATCGCCAAAGCGGCGTTGAGCCGAGTCGTAGGCGTTGCTACCCGCCGCGATGCCCTGATTTGCAAGCTTTGAGTCAAGCGCGGACTGTTGGCGCTCGGCATCTGGACGCATAAAGTCTAGGGCTTGATTCTTAATATTTTGTACAAAGGCGCTGTCATAAGACGGCATTGCAGGAATGCCGCTCGCTGAAAACTGCCCCGGCAATGCAGGCACACCGCTGCTATCGAGTTGAGTCTTGAGCTGGGGTGCTTGACCCATATGTTCAAAATTGCTCGCCTCTGGCGTCTTGCCAAATTGAGCCATTTGATCGTAATTGATTGGCTTATTAATTGACTCTTGAGCTTGAGGCATCAAATTATTGGCGATGTCGGACCTGCCACGCTGCATCGCCATTTGGCTGTCAAGGGCGGCCTTTGACTGAGCGTCAACATTGGTTGTTTGCGTCCAATTATTATCTTCGCCACCGCTCCACGTCTGGCTACCCCAAGGCGTCACAATGTTGGGCCGATTGGCCTGTTTCTGATACTTGGTCTGCTCCATCGATGAAGCGCCCTGAGCCTCAGCTGCCGCCGCGTAATTGGGTGGGGGTGGGGCAGACCCCTTGCCACCGCCACCCGCCTTTGGAGCGAGGCGTGTAGGCAGCACAAGATTTATCGGCTCACCTAAAGCCTCGAGCTCACGTCTTGACCAGTTATATTTCATATTTTTTTCCTTTCGTCCATTTGCAATCATCGGCACGCATCGTTAATAGAACGATGTCACCACCGTCATCGTGCGCACCTTCGATTCTGCTCAGTTCTGTAAACCCGAGCTGTGTATCAAATTTCATCGCTGAGTCGTTGTTACTGTTAACGATGCCAAACAAAACCTTTAAGCCGGCCTGATTAAACGGGTAATCAAATGCAGCCCAAACGAGTTTTCTCGGGGTTGGTTTTTTACCCAAATTGACCACATGCATCTGGCACGATTTGCCCACAAATCCGTCGTAACCAACCACCCAGTCAATAAATTTTGTGTCTTTATTAACCCAGAAAATTGCTCGCAGATCAGCTGTGGCTCGCACACCGATCTCTCGCAAAAGAATTTCCTTTGCAAGATGTATCTGTTCGGGGGTTGTTGCGGAAACAATCACATCACACCGCCTTTTTTCATCGTCAATGTCGTTGTGATGTATTGAGTCTTTCCCTTGCCTGTTACTGTGAGCGCTAAAGCCCCGTAGTACCCCAAGCCCTCAACTCCAAACCACGGGGTGAAGGTTGAATTGCCCCCACCGAAATAAGACTGGTTCCATCGGTCCTTATTCCAAATCGCTGCTGAAGGCCGTCTTAGTCCAGACTCAACAAGTGGAAACATGTCCTCGTATCGAGTGAAAATTTTCACCCCGATCGTAGGCGCGTCATAAGAAACGAATATTGGCTTGGCCAGCTGAAATGTTTTTAGGTTCGCGGGTGAACCATAATCGTTGTAGCCAGAGAGGTAACGGCCAACAATCGACGAGCCAGCGTTCTTTGATAGATCTTCTCCGTCCGTGTCTCCAGTAAAGCCTTGGCACACCAAGCCGTTTGCCGTGCCGAAGTAGATGGCGCTGCCAATCTGAGTGATGCAAAGCATCGGCATGTTAGAGATCGTGGCCCACGCACCGGTTGTGACATTCATTACGTAGTAGTTGTGTTTGCCTGATTGATCCTCTGGCGTCTTGACCAACAAGAATTGTTGGTTGTAAATCATCTCGAGTTCCCAGCCAAATTCTGTCTTGCTGGCATTAAAATGATCAATCAAGACGGGCTGTATCGCGGCACTTGCGGTCTGATAATCATTTGCAACCCGGCCATTTACTAGCTTACTGATTGGCACAATGCCGAGTGAGGTTGTTATAAACATCTCGCCACCAAAGTTGGTAAATGATCTACGGCCAGCTGGCGTCTCGCCAACGTACCAAACCCCTTCAAGCGCAAATGTCTCTGCAGCATCTGGGTCAGTGCCTTTGTAGATCAATACTTCACCTTGGCTGGTTACTAGGACGAGGTAGTCGTCAATGTCATAACCGGCATTAAAGGTCCAGTTGCAACCGTATAGCAGGTCGCCGCCTCGGTTTATCACAGCGTAAAAGTTGTACTCAGCCGCATCGCCTTGAATAGCGCCGACACCAAGGTAATAGCAACGGCTGCTGCCATCCTCAATTAACCAGGCACGGTCTTTCCAATTAAATACGGTGGCAAATCTTTTGTCTCTCCCCGCACCTGTAATCGCACGATTCTTAAAACCATCGCGTGTGCTGTATGTCCAGTATCCGCCGGCAGGAGAAACCAAAATCAAATAGTTTTCATCGATACCAGCAGTGTTTACACTTTCCCAGATGCCATCCTTTTGATCGGTGCGCATAACTCGTGCCGGCTGCTTTGAGCGGTTGGTAACGTCATAGACCTCACCGTTATTATTAAATGCAAAAACTCTTGAATCTGAAGGCGTCTTGCCCACATAGCTTGCAATCGAAATGACTCGGCCGGGTATGCTCTCACAATGATGCGTGTAGCCCTCTCGCAGCTCTACATAATTTCCCTTTGGTAGCAGGTTGTCCAGAACCAAAGCATTGCGCTCATCAAGTGAGATCGCAGGCTGTTGAAAGTTCAAACCACCCGTTGGCGGTTGAAGATTTGTGACATATGCGTCGCCTGACATTATCTGCCGTACCCGGTATCGGGTGCGTTAGTGAGCATATTCAAATAAGGTACCCCGGTGTTGCTAACCATTGAAAGTACCGGTGCGCCTTTATTTCGGCCTTTACGGTTCTCGTAGTTCAGTCTGAAATCCGCAAGTGCTGTGGCTGAGTCAAAGCCCTTCATGTTCTGCCATTTAACGCGAGCTAACAGCACGATTAAGTAATCGTCAAATAGAATCTGGTCACCGTTTTTGCTGGCCATATTTTTATACAGATCTTGGCTGTCTGCATCGCGCACCCAACCACGGGTGATATACATAAACACAAAACGCTGGCCCTTGCACGGGGCAGGGGGTGACTGAATCCAGAGCTGACCCTCTCTAACCTGCCACAAAAAGGTCATAACAACTTTAGGGTTACGCACCTGCAACTGCATCCACGCCTGAGGTGATATTGGGCCAAGGGCTGGCAGTTGGGTATCTTTATTCCACTGTGTCTGATCGATGAATGACCAGAAGTCGGCAGGTAGATCAAATCCTTTCTCTGTCTGTCCCTCAAAGTCTGCTTCAATGAGCAACTCACCGCGCTTGCAAAGGTTCTGCCAGTCGTAGAGGTTCATCATGTCAGCCCCGGCCTGATTGACGGCCGAGATCATCTGCTGCACAGCAGGGTCTTCAGAGCCTGCTGTGTCATTCGGTTTGGGCATGCCAACCATCATCGATAGCTGCTTAACTGTATCAGCTAGATTCGCGTAGGTCTTGATGTCATAGATTGGCATTTTCGCCCCTTACTTTAACGATGTAGTTTTGGTGCTCTTCTCAAGCCTGACGTTCATATCTGCTAACGTTCTTTGCATCGTTTCAATGACCGCATCTCGCTCATCGATTTTTGCTCGCAGTTCATTCACTGGGGCCATACCTGCCGAGGCGGAAAGAAAGACATTGGCCTTCTGCTTGTCTTGGTTAAAGCCCATCATCGCTTGAGCAGCCTTTGAGCCGTCTGCAGTTGCCGACAATTGCTCGACGGTCCGGATGTTGAAAAACTCATACTCTTTCACTTTCGATGCGCTGATGAAAGTGAGTTCGTTAAGTGGTGTTCCAATTGTCTGGTCAGCAATTCCTTGCTGAAAACGAGCGTACTGCTGCGGGAAACGTTTCCTGTCCATATCAAAGACCTGACGTTTGATGATTGACCCTTTATCACCGGGGCACATAATCTCTATGTACTCGGTGTCTGCAAAGACACGACGATCAGCCTTAATTGAGTCCGCAGTTTGCTCAAGCGCTTTTATGAAAAAACGGACATGCAACTTCTTGTCATCGTCCGGTGATCCGTTTTCCTGAAGTTTTTCTTCAAAACGGTTTGATTGCAGCTGGTCAAGTGTCAGACCTGCGGTCATTTCGGTGGTGAGTTCCATACTTTTGCTCCTGTTAATAAGGTTTGCGGGGGAAGGTCCCCCGCTGTGATTTACTTATTTTGTTTCTTGCTTCTTTGATGGCTTTGCTAACTCTGCTGATACGCCGTGGCCATACCCGATGGATTGCGCCGCACCACCGATATATGTCGATGCTGTGGTTGATCCGACGGGGTTGTCGAATGCGTAGCCCATACCGGTGGATAAAGCGCCAAGTGGCTGGCTGGCATTCGTGTCAAACGCAGCTACAGCCGGTGCCGATGAATATGTAGACATTAAAAAATCTCCAATTAGGTGGGGCGTCAGATTAAGGAGTGGTAAACCTGACGCCCCGTTTTGCCCACCACCACAGAGAGCAACTATTTAGGTCGTAAACAAACGACCTTGGAACTGGCTGCCGCTCGTTGTCAAATTACCCGCCCAGGCCAATATCTGAACCTCAGCGTCTTGATTGATTGAGTAACGACGATCGGGTGATAAGGCAACCATATTGCGGTCCTTATGTGGGCGCCACGACATATACTTTGTGTTCAAAAAGAACGCTGTATTTGCGGGGCAAGAGCCACCAATGCCGCCATCTAGAACCACATCGGCGTCCATAAACTTAATCGTCGGGAAGCCTAAGCTTGCTGACTTTGGGTCCATAAAACGTTGCTGTGGCTGTAATGAGCCCATAAATGCTGACCAGAACAAGTTGTCGCAAACAATCATGTCTGTACGATCTGAGCCACGCGTCATACGTGACCAAAGAACGTTCATAAATGTCTGCACGTTTGCTGCTGTGATGCCTGTAGTTGATCCACCGTTGACTTTGGCGTCAAATGCTTGTGAGCGCCAAAAGTTCCACGTTGCGCGGTCAATGCCGCCGTAGGTGCCAACAGTTGGGTCGGTTGGTACTGCCGCGCCAAGCCCTGTAACGGACTTGCCACCACTTGCCGTGCCATCGCCATAAACCGAGGTCGACAACTGGTTGGACATTGTTGATTCAGCAACACTGATGCGAGCCTCTAAAAGGTCGATCATCTGTTCCCTGCCTGAGTTTTGTAATTGCTCGAGGCCTGAGATCACTACAGGTACAGCGTACTGCTTGATTTGGAACTCGGCGGCACTGATCACGTCAGCGGCAGCGACAGGCAACAGGTCATAGCCTGAGTAGAAGCCACCGTTTGGGTTTTCAGCAAATGACAGCTCTTCCAAGATGACGTTACCGCCACTGATGGTGCGAACCTTGCCTGAAGCGTTTAACTTACTGAGAATTGCGTTATTTTTTGTGACGTTATCCGCAATGCTTTTTGATCGATTTTGAATCGTCGTTGCGATAATGTCGCTAATTTGTCCGTTGGCGAATGCCATAATAAAACCTCCAAAAGTTGAACAAAGAAAAGATCTCTTTGAACGTCACCCTTTAGAAGTCTCAGTATGTGGTTGCCCCCCCGCTAGGGAGTCCCAACTTGAGTTGCCTCGTAGACAACCTTCAATTTTCGAAAACAGCGTTGTTTACATAAAACTCAACTGTTCTCGAAAGTACACAGATATTAACGTGAACCTTTCGCTATAGCAAGCTCGATGCTATCGCGTAAGTTGTTTGGGCTTTGACCCGACTCACCGATTGATGGTGCGCCTCCAACACTTACTGCGGCAGCTTTTGCCCGGCGCGTGTTCTGATTCGTACTTTGCGCAAATCGAGCCTGATCTCTTTGCTGCATAACGCGTGAAATCTCAGGGTGTGAACGGCAAGCAATGTCATACGCTTGTTGCAAGCTGTAATTAACCCCTCGATTGGCAGCCATATCAATAATATCGGCCATTTCAAGCCTGACGTCGTTTAAAAACTCAGCCTGTTGTGAGAACTGGTCGATCTCAGAATTGACAGCCATATCTTGTTGCTGCATAGCCATCTGTTGCTGCATAGCAATTTGTTGTTGCATCTGACGCAATGGTGCCAGCTCTTGCTCAAATTGAGCCTTGACCGCTGCGACCTCTGGGTTAACTTGAGCCGGTACTCGCCCGGCCAATGCCCCATCTAATCGAGAGATAAAATCATTACCGAACCGGCCGACACCGAACTGATTGGTGATCTGTGCCACCAGCTGCGCGATCTGTTCTGATGTGCCTGTGCGCAACAGGGCTGCTGTTGACATAAGGTTATCAATGGCCTGCACTGGGTTGGATCCCTCGGCCTTTATAAAGTGCTCAAAGGGGGCAATGGTGCGCTGCACCGCCTCGGAGAACTTTCTGGCCTCGACGTTTTGAGAGATAGCATCGTTTGCTGCCTGAGCGTGTCGAACCACTTCTCTTCGCACGGGCTCGGGCAATTGTTTCCAGTACTCGCGTGCCTCGGGCTTCCACGCCTGTGGGGCCTTCTCTGCTGACCACTCGCGTGATGGTGGCTGTCCAGCCTTGGGTGCGGCCTGAATGCCTTCTTGTGCCGGGTCGGCTGAAGGTGTGACTTTTGGGTCGGCTGAAGGGGTGCCTTTTAGCGCAAATTTACCCGTCTCATCTCGGTTAACTACACGAGATTCGGGGGCGCTCTCTACTGGGGCCTCATAGCCGTCTGTAGAGCCCTGCTCTGACGACGTAGGGGCGTCTAATTGAACCTCTTCAATTGACGATACTAATGTTGCACGAAGGTCGTCGTCGTTTTCTGTGGTGGCTTCCGCGCTGATGTTCATTAATGCTCCTTAAGGTTGTGGCTGGGTTTCTTCTTCACCGGACATTGCCCCAAAAGCACTCAAGGCGAGCACTGGAACAACACCTTTTTTGACAAGATCTTTTAATTCAGCAATGCCACCATTAGCCAAGGCCTTCATCATCGGCTCGTACCATTTGGCCTGCGTCCAGCCATTAGCCTGCGCGTGTTTTTGTGCAGTGGCCAACAACTGTGGTGCGATCTCTTTTGATACGGCGTCGGCATTAGCAACCATCTTTGGACCACCGGCTTCAATTTTGTCGATGAAGGGTTGAGCGCTCCATTTTGCTGGTGGCGTTCCAAACTCATCTATCGATGGAAAAATATTTTTTGACACAGTTAAAGGCATGCCCTCAAGCCCCTCATTCTTTGCAAGGGCTCGAAGCGCTTTTGAAATCTTCTGCGTTTCAGGACCCGGTTCGTTAAAAATTAATGACCGTGCCCCTGCCGGGTCGACCATTGGTACATCGCCACCTGCCGCAACGATCTTTTCTCTTAGTGCTGTCATTGCCTCGGGACTCATAGGTTGACCATCGGGTGTTTGAAATTTAAATCCACCCGCATTTTGAAGGCTTGATTTAGTGCCTGATGCATAATTCCAAGCACTTTGCTTTTGCGCCCCAACAAGGCCGTGATAGGCGGCAATAGCGTCTGCAACCTTGGCCGATGCTGGGTCAATATCTTGTGAACCGCCAGCCTTTCCAACGTTAATGCGTGAAGTAAACCCGGGGTTCGACATGCCTTCAAAAAAACCAACGTTTGGAATCGTCGAATCTGTAAGTGCGCCCATCCCTCGAGCGACATTGTCGATGCCTTCAGAGCCCGTGACAACACGCTCCATATCATCGGCGAATGCGCGCTTAAGGTTGTCGGATGCAGATACTGACTCAGGGATGTGCTCAGATCCGGGGAACGTGCCCCATTCCCTTGTCAGCAATGCCTGATAATCTGGAGCGTATGAACCATAATGTCTGGCTGTTTCACCTATTGGTACACCTTCTCTGGCCGCTTTTTGTGCGATCCAAGCAGCGGCTTGAGATCTATATGGGGTCCAGTCAGTAGCGCCCCCAAGGGCTTTTTCATTTGCCGCCTTGGTGACAAATTCACCCTGCTCGTCAAGGAACCTGTGACCAGCCTCCCCAACACCTTTACTCCAATCTTCCCCAGTCTTTGGGTCCTTAATGCCCCAAGCGCGGACATCATGTATGTCGTGCGTGGGTCGGTTTGCAAATTCAGGTCCCATCCAATTTACAGAAAGACCTGCCGAGAATGGCGAACGCTTTAAGCCGGTCGCAGCAGCATTGGGGTCGTTAAATGCTTTGGTCATTGCCTCGCCCATAACAGATGGAAAGCCACCTGAGTGGACTTTGTCACCTACTAGGTTTTGGTTCCAAGCCTTATTGGCATACATCAGGTTTGATGCAACGGGCGTTCTGCTCGATGTGATAGCAAGCGCATTGGCCATTCTGTCTGCTTCCAGATTGTCGCCACCGACAAGCTTATTGATGTAATCGCTCGACTCGTCATACCACATCCTGCCACCCGCGCCTTCCTCCATCTTACGAAGGTACTCAGACCGCATCTTTCCAAGCTTCGTTGGGTTAATTCCGCCAAATGCCTCTGTGCCTCGATAGTCACCCTTGTTATCACCACTTAAGAACCGCTTGCCGACGGCGACTTCCTTGGGTGCCTCAACGGTTCTGACCCCCGATGATGCCGCCACAGCTGGAGCAGGGTTTGCATCTGGCAAGTGCATCAAAAGGTCCGGCGCGTAATTATTAAGCATTTCACGGTTGGCAACCTTTATGTGTTTACCGTCCATCTCGTGAAAAGCGTAAATATTTTTACCCTCTGACCACAGTTTTTCAGCCACATCACCGTTGGCTATTGGTAAGCCGGTTTTGCGCAAGGCTGAACTTAATTTTCTGCCGGTCAATTCCGTAGCTGCAACGGCAGTTGGCAGCTTGCTCGCGCTCTTTATCCCCAATGCCGCCAGACCTGCTAGCCCAGTAATACCGGCCTTGGCTGCACCTGCGGGGCTCAGTGCGCTTGAAAGTAGCTCGGTGGTCTCGTTATCAAGGCCATCTTGTTTGGGTGGCAGTAAACCCTTTTTGGTAAAGTAGTCAGTACTGCCAAAAATGTCCTCTGGCTTTGATACGCCTGACATCGTTAGGGGTAACCCTAATAGGTCAACAAAACCAGTGGCCATCTGTGGCACACCTCTAGCAAGTGAATTGCCGTATTCCTTACCCTTGCGCAGTGCATTACCGAAAAAGGTTTGTTCCATCTATCACCTCGACAATTGTTCAATGACGTGTTCAATGTCGCGTCGGTTAACTGAGCCGTGCTCACCCGCGTGATACGAATCACGCTCTCGCTGGCGACGCTCAAACTCACCAGCAAAGTCGTCATAGGTGGCCAAGTTGTGCCTCTTCATGTACTCGCGGTGCTTGGTTCGACTCGATATGTCCACGCCCTCGGTGGTCTTCATGCCGTCGTAATGGCGATCCCCCCAGAGCGCTGCGTCGCAATTGGATGGCACATAGTCCTCGGTAAACATCTCAACGAGCTCTAGCGTCTCGCGGTCCTGCCTGTAGGTTTTTTTGCTCATTGTCCGGCACCGGGTATTAGGGGTGGCATGCTTGGCATCATTGGTGGCATATTGGGTTCGCCCATCTGAGTAACGTCATGTGGCACCCCAGCGTTGGGCTCTGTGCCCATTGACGGCATCGGTTGAGGAGGAGACTGACTGGCCATCATCTGCTCGCGTGTCGGTTGTTGCGCCATAGCCTGTTGCTGGCCCTGCATACCGTTTAAAAACTGCTCGGGTGGGGCAGGGAAGGGCATAGCGGACTGTGCCGTCTTTAGGCCTGCGTCAGCCAACTTTTGCACCGCATTTGCACGTCGCTCAAGAGCCCCGGCCTGTTTCTCAGCCACTTCTGCTTCGTACATCTGATCAGGCTTGGCAGGCTCTTGCTGCATCTTGGTCGCGGCATCGATTGCCCGGTTCATAATGCCCTCAATCTCTTGAAAGCCCTTAAACCCGGCACCGTACCAGCGCACAATCTCAAGCATATAAGGGGCAGCACCCGGCAACTTGTCGGTCAAGCCCATTACCTGCTGAATAAACTGGCCGATGGCGGTCAGTGCCGCCGTCCGCACGTCGTTCTCGGCCTTGCGGTCGATGTAAGCCAAGGTGTCGGCCTGAATTAAGACCCGGTACTGCGACTCATCTGGGGTCTTTAATAACCGTATAGCTTCCTGCGCAAATTCAGCGTCAGGGGTAGCCATAATGTTGGACATCTTGGCAATGGTCTCGGGCTGAAAATGACGCTCAATGATCTCGGCCTTAATGCTCATGCCGGCCTGTACAAATTTGGCTATGTAGAACTGTTTTAACTGAATCCGGGTTGACCCAAACTGAGCCTTGATTTGTTGCGCTGCAGCTGTCTCAGAGGCCTTGGTCGAACCACGCATAATGTCTGAAATGCCCAACACCTCGTAGATTTGTGCCTTCACCTGCTCGCGTAAATTGACCAATCTCTCAATCACCGAAGCAACCTCAGAGACCGGCATCCAGTCAACCTTTTGCTTCAGTCCTCCCGACTCGGCAAACATCGCCCAGTTATCCACAGGAATGAGTTGGTTTTCAACGCCTTGCGACAGCATGCGCTGAACACCCTCTGCCGACTTGTCGTAGACGCCAACAACCTTCATTGCGCGTGTTAACCACGTTACTCGGGTGTTTATCTCGTCTAGTTGCTCGAACTGATCCTGCGACATGATGTAATCAGAGCGCGGAATCAACTCGGTCGTGGATGCGTTGGCAAAAAGAGCAGGGGGGCAGGGAAAGAATGCCGACAGGCCCAATGGGTCTTCGCGCTCATCAAGTAAGAAATCACAGCCCGGGCTGAACCAATAAACTTTCTTGGTTCTCTTGTCCCATATTTCCCAAACCTCGGCTCGGTTCCACGGGTCTTTGGGCTTGTCCTGAGCCTCTTTAGGGTCCTTTGTCTGGTTCCCTGTCATTGGCACCTTACCCGCCACCTCTTCACCAAAGCGTGATATCAACTTCTCTTTTGTCAGGTAGGCACGGCGTGCCACCCAGCGCACTTCTTCCCAGATTCGGGCTGGCGAATATAAAAAATCTTGCCAATGAACGTACTCAATTAATGCATCTTCAGAGACGATGCGCTCAACAGGCTCGGCCTCTATGGGCTCACCTGTCATTGGGTCTATAGCTGGGGGGGCGTCATCTACTGCGGTCTGCAAATCGTATCGGGCCCATATCTGACCCAAGCCAATCGTTACCCAGTCTTGAATTGCATATCTGATCGAGGCGCTAGAGCTGCCGTGATCCGACTGCAGGTCGTTATTTAAGATACGCTCCAGAATCTCACTGGCCACTCGGCTGGGCTGATCTGAATAGTCGTCATATAAGCGCTTGACGTCAGCCTTGGGGGGCTGGGCGTAGAGCAAACTCATCACTACTTGAATGGTTGACCAAAATAAATTGACCCTAAACTCACTCTGCTGTCCCGCATCCCTCTTGTCTAGGTAGCGTCGATTAATCTTGGTCGCTGACCTATGAAACTTTTCTAAAAATGTTTGCGAGGCCTTGATCTCACTTGACCACAAGGCGGCAGATGCGCCCTTGCCTGTGCCCAAGTCTTCAACGCCATCTATCGTGCCTGAGCTCATCTCATATCCTACGCGAGGCGGGCGATTGAGTTGCCCACAGATCTTCCAGCGAGAAGCTGTAAAGTGTTGTGTTTTTAGCATCAGTTGTGCTTTCTGTCAACAAAATGGACGTGTTGAACTCGCCACAGGACAGTGCCAAATACCTAAAGGCGTCAGCACCGTGGCTGTGCGCGTCGTGGCTGGGACGGTCCCTAAAGGTGCCCGCCTTCTCATCCCACTCACGACAATAAGCCCGCAGGTGCTCTAACCCGGCATACACCCGCTCTTCATCAAACCAGCAGCCACGGATCACCTGACGCACGGCCTCGACCCCGTCGGCAAATTTCATCTTGGGGACAATCTCTGGCACGATCCCGTTACTTAAAAAAACCTCGACAATAGAGCGTCCTGTCTGCAAGCTCTTTGCCCGAGCGTCGTGAGGCAGATAGACCGTCTCTACGTTGCCCAGCCTCTTAATCCACTCGATGTAGTGCGAGATCGGTTGCGAGTTCTCCTCGTAATAATCCAAGATCCTGATGCCACCAGATGTCTTTTGCCAGACCCACCAAGCGCAGCTGTCAGTGAAACCTAAGTCGCCCGCCACGAAGACAGGGAAGGCTGGGTCACGATGAAATATTGCCCCCGTACCGATCTGACCCTTGCCGTATATTTCACCAATTTCGCGGGCAAAATAAGACCCGGGAATTGATGCGTCAAAACTACACTCGTACTCAATTGCATAAGTCTCGGGCGTCATCTGAGCCCGGGCATCTCTTAACTCCTCCTCGGGCAATATGTGCGTCACGCTGGCCGGTAACTCAAGCAGCAGGTGCGTGCCAGGGTTCATCCGGGCCTCTTCTCGCAGCGACCAGAACATGTTGCGGCCCTTGGGCGTGCCCATAAAAATAGCCCAGCCTTGGCGGTCAGACAGGGCAGGCCTGAGCACCGAGTACCAAGTGCTGGGTCTCATGTCACCCGCCTCATCAAGCGCGATGCCGTCAAAGTAAAGACCGCGCAGGGAGTCTGGGTTGTCAGCACCACCGACGTAAATAATGGACGTGCCACCGTGAGCGTTGTCAATCTCGATCTTGAGCTCGGCCTCATTAGGCTTCTTGGCCCAGTGGGGCTTAGTTAAGTCTTTAAGGTACTGCCACGCAGTTTTCTTGGCCTGTTCCCGTAATGGGGCCAAGTAAGCAAATTGAGGCCGTGGTAAGGCTGTCTCCAAAGCGCCGATCACCAAGTCAGCACACACAGACACCGTCTTACCCGCCCGGCGATGAGCCACAATCACCGCCCACCTTTTGCTGCGCTTGTGAAGGGGGACAAAGCAGTCACGGGGGACGTACTCGGAGAGAGACATTGTCATAGCACCACCTTTAAAAAAATACTAGTTAAGTGTGAATAAGAGTGTATGTGGCGGTTTAATGGCGGATGTGGCGACAAACTGGCGACGATGTGGTGGTTAGGTGGCGAAGACGCCTAAATATATGGGCTGTAGAGGTCAAATGGCGGCAATATGGAAGTTAAATGGCGCGAGCAAGGCGGTTAAATGGAGTTGATTGGGGAATTTTCGATGGGAGGGTTCCCAACGACAGAGACGACCCCGGCCCTCGACCGGATGGGGGCGGGGGGTGGTAGCGCGGGGGGGCACGCCTTGCCCCCGTTGGACCCTGTGTCGTCAAGGGTCTCTCGCCAGTCTCTTAGCGTCCACATCGATGGCCTCAACGTCCATAACATCTTGATCTATATGACACTGCGTGCCTCCTGCGGGAGATTGCATATCTATCGACGTCTTGCCGATAGTGCGGCCACCTAGCCACGACAGCTCGACCTTCACCTTGTGGTCGACTTGACCGATCATTTGATGGGGTATCAGTCGTCCAAATAGGCCCAGTACGGCTGCTCTATCGCTTGCTGTGCCGTGCATCATCTTGACTAAGAATGCGACGCCACCCCCCTTTTCAAACGCCTCTTCAGCTGCTGCCTTAAAGTTCCGGGTGATCTTGTTTGGGACACCCTTTGGTCTACCATTTGGGGTCAAGGCGCCAGTCAATGGCGATCTGGGTCGGGCGTCTCGACTGCCTCCCTGCCCATCAACCCCCATTTCCATACCATGTCTCATTTTTTTTGAGTCCAAACCTGGTGTCATCATTTCGCCCCCGCGACCCGGCTCAAGACCTTGGCCTTACCGTGCCACTGGCCTACGAAATCGAGCATGCGCTGTTTCTCGTGAGTCTTTTTTGCCATCCTGACTACTCTCACGGCGCAGTTAATGCATCCGCGCCAGTCGTAGTCCCTTGACTGCGTATTGCATGATTTACACATCGCCTTGCTCCTCTTTTTTTTAAACGAACAGCTGGTTTATTTGGTCGGGCCTTTTCATGCAAGCTCTCTGATCAGCGTGAGTGGTAGGCATCTGTTGTCTGGTGTGTATTGCAATGAATCTTTGTGGAACCAAAGCGATATCTTGCCCTCCCAGTCGCCGTGCCGGTTCTTGGCCACAACTAAGGCAGCGTCGGGTTCGTTCTTGAATTTTTCGTTCTCTGGTTCTTTTGCCAAGATGTCTGACTTTTGTTTGTTTCTCCAAACAGTCATTACCTGATCAACTTGGTCAACGATGGTGCCTGAACCCCGGGCATCGAACTTGCCCGGGATGTCGTACTCGTTTTGGCCTTTTCTAACGTGATGCACTAAGTGAATGTGAATCGAGTTCTCGCGTGCCAAAGCACAGACTCTGTCTACAAACATCTTCTGGCCTGAATAGTCGTCTTCGTTTCTAACGCATTTCATGATGTTATCTACAACGAAATGCTTGACCTTTAGTTCGTGAGCGCTGTACCTAATCGCTGCGAACACCTGTTCTGGTGCGACTGACCCTTGGTGGTCATAGATCCACATACGGTCTTGATCTAACCAGTCGAGCAATCGCTCGTTAAATGCTATTGAGGGCCGCTCACACCCAGCTACCTGTCTTAACATGCGTAGATATGTCATCGCCGGCTTCATCTCAAACGAGGCTATGCAGGCAGGCTCATTTTGGTTCATGAAGCCGGCAATCACCTGGCCTAGCATCAAGCTCTTGCCGTGACCACTAATACCTTGCCATAGGGTTACCTCACAAGGCCTAAACCTAATTAAGTTGTGGGTCTTTTGCCAAGGCATTGTGGCCCCTGAGAGCGTCACCCCGTTCTTTAAAATGTATGCAATCTCATCGGTCCAAGCGCGCGGTGGTAGAACCTTCACGATGGGCTCAGACTCACGCATGTAACGCTCGAAATCCTGCTCGTTGAATGTTCTTAAGTTAATCATTTTCAATCTCTGTGTGGTGCTCAATCAGCTCACGTCCGTTGCATGCGTAGATCGAGTGTGGCTTGAAACGATTGATTTGCTTGGCAGCAACGGCCAACTTGGTTGGGTCAACCCCAACCAAGTGGACGATCAGACCTGTTAAGCAACGAAGGTCAAGAGTCCGTAGGTTGTCGGTTGAATATATGTGAACCTCTGGCATGAAACCGTTCAGTAGGCACATGTCTGGGTCGTTTAATAAGGTGTAGATGTCTGGCTGCGGGCACTCAGTTAAGAAAACCCAAACGTTTGACAGCTGGGTGTTCATCCTCCTGGCTTGAACGATCGATAGAGTGCCTCTCATATCGCACCAGCGAACCTGTCAGTTGATCTTGTGGCAACAGTATCGGCATGACTGTCTAGCCAACGTTGGCCATTGAGCCATCCGCTGAGCTGTTTCCAGTATTGGGTTTCAAGGCTACGTGTCTTTACGTAATGGCGAGCACCCTCAATGATTCTGTCTGCAAGCAATCGGTCAGGCTTGAGCTTTGCCCAAGCCTTCATCGCATCCATCTTGCCTCGCTTGTCACTGAATGTGTCCCAAAGCTCATTAAACATTGGGCACTCATCGCACTTGGGTTTCGCTGATGTCTTTTTATTAGTTAATGGTTCTTGGTTCTTGGTTACTGATTGGTTCAAGGGGTCTTGATCAGTACTTGAAGTACCCTTTAATTTTTTTTCAAGTGCTAAAGCCATATCAGCTTTGGCTCTGCGCACTATTCCACTCTTGATGCCACCAGCCTTACTTGACGATTTCAATTCCTTAAATTTTGAAAGTTCGCGAGTTGTGCGAGCGTTCACATACCCACTTCTACTTTTCTTAAATTTTAATGTAAGTATTTTTTGCACGATCTCTTTTTCCTGATCAGAGTGTGCGCCCAACATAAAGTAGATGGCTTCGACACACTTAGGTAGGGGTTTTTCGGTGTCGTAATAGCACTGTAAAAGTTCAACATAGACGCCTCTTTCAAGAAGATTCAAGCCTCTCGTGCCAGCCCTAAAGTCGTTAATGTGAAAGGGAAAGTAATGCATCACTGATACCTTCTTGCCTCGGCATTTAATATGATTCTTATTCCCCACTGCTCTTGCATAGTTTTAAGGCTTTTATGTAAAGTTAATCTTGTCATTTCAACTCCGTTTTATTAGGACCGATTGCCCCAGCGGCGCACATAATGATTAAGGTTTTTTTTGCTCGTTTATGGGAATGAACGTATTAATTGTAGCAACTGTATAGATGAAGATCAACAGCAAACATAATTACATAAATCTAAACAGTTTGCATATTATGAACATATAAAGTATTGTGTGATTTTCTTGCACATAAAACAAAGGTTGTCATGCCTTCATTGAATAAACAAAACCCTAATTTAGATGTTCAATGGTTCAAGACTAAGCTCGAAGAAAAGCAACTTACGGTTCGTGGCTTGGCTAAGTTATTGGAAATCAACCCATCGACTGTTAGTCTGATGTTGCGTGGCATTCGCGCCATTCATAACAAAGACGCGGTCAAGCTTGCTGATATCTTAGGTGTCACCACAATTGAGATTTTTAAACGTGCTGGCGCTCCCATTGAAGACGAGGTACGACAAGTCCCTGTGACGATGTTCCTTGACGAACGCAATGAGCTCGTGCAGATAGATATTGAGGCAGCTGACAAATTTAAAGCACCCTACGATACACCTTCGAATTCATTCGCGTTGCAGATCAGAAACGGCCGCAAGCACGACGGTTGGATGCTTGTGGTGGGCGCAAACAAAATCAGACCTGAAGCATGTCTTGGTTCACTAGTCGTTTACTGTGGTGACAACGGTATAACAAACATAGGTATTATCAAGCGTGGCTATACAACGGGCACCTATAATGTCATGAACGACGTGACAAGTGATCTTAATGGCGATGTAGCTCAGAACATGCGCGTTCTGTGGTGCCAGATTGTCATCTGGATCAAGCCGACATCGATTAATTAATTGAAAATGTTCATGTTATTTTTCGTAAAAAACGTATATCTTTATATCAACTGTTTATATATTGTCATTTTTAATGTAGTATTTGTTTTGTGCACTGTTGTTCGTAAATGAACGCTCAGGAGTTAAAAAATGGCATACGAAGTTGTCATTGAAGTTGACCCCCAAGAGGCTGGTGAATTAATAGAGCTTTACGAGGCTGAGGGTTTGGCAAAGGTGCTTGAGGCCTTACGACTTTACCACTGGTATGGGCACCACAAAATCATTGCCGACTTAGAGATCGAGTTTAAAGACGGTGACGTGATACTCACTGATGGCGGCCCATATGTTGGATACATAAACGCAGGTAGTTTCGAGGCAGGTCTTTTTTTTAAAATTCCACATTAACGAGCGTTAAGTGACCAATCCATATTACAACCCAGACCCCACGCAGTGGTGGCATGGAGATGAGATGTTAATAGACAGACAGGCCGACATATGGGATGTCTGGCATACGTGGGAAACAGGCTCCTTAGATTGCGATCTGTGGGGCCCAGATGATTGGCAGGACGATATGCTGCGGTCGGATTATTTTGATGATATGCCAGAAGAAGCATTTGTCGAGCTGTTGTCTCTCATGGCCAAGAACCGGGGCAGCCCACAGCTGACTAATCTGGTTAAACACACCACGCTTTACATCACAACCACACTGGAGTCTTAATCATGATTGTCTACAGCTGTCACAATTTTGTTCGCCTGCGAAGGGCACGCAACAAGAAGTTTATTGTTATAGCAGTCGTTTCAAGTGTTTTGCTTGTACTCGGCTTTTTTTTGTTTTATTAGATTAGGAAAGAACAACATAATGATCTATACGTCAACAGAAACAGATAAGATTTTTGCGGCCCTTATCATAGCCAAGAAGAAGTTCAAGCCAGTTATTAAGAACAACTTTAACCCGCACTTTAAAAACCGTTTTGCCGACCTGTCTGCAATCAATGACGCAACAGAGGGGCCGCTCTGCGATGCCGGGCTGGCCATCCTGCAGGTGATTGAGACGGCAGAGGGTGGAGTGGCCATAGGTGCGCGACTTGTCCACTCGTCAGGGCAGTGGCTGGAGGTTGCCCCAGCCTTCTTCCCGGCCACCAAGATGGATGCCCAAGGGTATGGCAGCGCCACGACTTACGGTCGTCGTTACCAGATCTCAGCGCTTTTGTGTATCGCTGCTGACGAGGATGACGACGCCAATGCTGCCAGCAAGCCCGGCAAAGAGGCGCCTGCTGTTATTGCCAGTAAATTAAAAAAGGCCAAGGGGGCGACGCAAGATGATTTCCTCTGAACCCATTATTGAATTGCAGCGCACCGACCAGTGGCTAATTGACCGGCTGGGCCTGATCACCGCGTCCAAAGTTAAGGACGTTGTAGGTAAGACCAAGGCTGGGTCTTATTTGGCCGGCCGTGATGCCTATAAATGGCAGCTGGTGCGCGAGCGCATTACCGGCGTGCCAGCAGAATTCAAGGCCACGGCTGCAATGCAGTGGGGCATCGATCAGGAAGAGGATGCCCGCAAGTTCTATGAGACTCGCTACGACGTTGAGGTTGCTAAAGTAGGTTTTATTAAGCACCCATCAATTGAATGCGCTGGAGCCTCGCCTGACGGCTTAGTGGGGGACGATGGGCTGGTTGAATTTAAGTGTATGGAATCGGTTAATCACCTGCGAACGATTTACAAGCGCAAGGTGCCCGATGATCATGTTGATCAGTGCCAGTTCCAGATGGCGGTCACAGGTCGTCAGTGGTGCGACCTGACCTTGTATGACCCACGCATGCCCGACGAACTGCAGCTAAAGCGATTTCGTCTCAAGCGTGATCAGGACCGTATTACTTTTTTAGAAACAGAAATCCTCCTGTTCAACATAGAGATCGAAGATATTGTCTCAAAACTTTTGGAGCAATAAAAATGGCTTATGACAACACCAACACTTTCATTATTTCAAAGAATGACAAGGGTGACAATGATAAGCGACCCGACTATAGGGGCAGTGTCAATATTGACGGCAAGGATTATGACTTGTCTGGCTGGATCAAAACGAGAAAGGATGACGGTGGGAAGTTCATCTCCGGCTCTGTTCAAGTTCCAAAGCCCAAGGCACAACCCGCGAAGACGGCATCACCGGCTCAAGATGTCGCGTATGAAGACGACATTCCGTTCTGATGACCATTACCATCGGAGTCGATCCCGGCATCACAGGTGCTATTGCGGTCCTTCAAGATGGCAAACACCTGTTGATGCTTATAGACATGCCTACGGTGAGCTCAGGCAAGAGCGTGAAGGTTTCGCGCTCTGTTGACTCGGTTGGTTTATCTAAGGCCGTGGGTGACCTTCTGGCCGCTTACCCGCTTGAATACGTTTCGGCCATCGTTGAAAAAACTTCTGCGATGCCGGGACAGGGGGTGTCATCAACTTACTCGATGGGCCACAGCAGGGGGGTTGTTGAGGGGGTGTTCTTAACTAAAGGTATACCCACCCAGTTGGTAGCGCCAATAGTTTGGAAAAAGAAAATGGGCTTTAACTCAGACAAAGAATTTGTTCGGGGCGAAATATCAAAACTTTTTCCTACGGCAAGTTTGCATAGAAAGAAAGATCACGACCGAGCCGAAGCGATCGGCTTGGCACTTTATTTACATCAGGAGAAGTTCAAATGAAACTTATAGAAAACAAGCACGTTGAGGTTATCTCTGGCCCTACACTTTTGACTGAAGAGCAGGTCGCTGGCATGTTGGGAGTGAGCCGCTCAGTTTTGCGAGGTCAGCGGTATCGTCGAGTTGGTTTGCCGTTTCGAAAGCTTGCCGGCAATGCGGTCTTATATGACCTTGAAGATGTAAAAAAATATGTGTTTGGAAACAAGATTTATACTAAAGACTTTCCTGCGCCAGTCTCCAAATAG